GTTTCCCAGTCACGATCTCACTGCCATTTTTTATTAATTTTTCTCTTGACCAACAACTGCTCTTACCGTACCCCGTGGTGACCATTTATCACTACGTCTTACTTCTTTCTCATATTTTGCTTCAATTGAGTGCGAATCTCCCAAAGAACCGTTTATCTGTACTGCTCCCTCAAATGTTTGGTTTCTACCACCCGTACTTCCAAGTGGTCTCCATCTTAATGAAACATAACCACGGCCGGCCGAAGTCCCCTCTCTAGCAGGTATTGTGATGCTTGTAGGAGCTTCCAAGAAATTTCTAGCATCACCCAATACTTGAATGGTGAACGTTTGTGCTTCATCAGCATTGAAGTTATAAATATTGATTGCAGTACCTTGTAACGTCCTAACATCATCATCGTTTCTAGTACGAATGAACAATACATCATCTTCACGCGTAATTTCAGATTGTGGTAATTTCCAACCAGAATTTGTTTTTTGATCAAATGTACCCGGTACTCCATCCAATACCTCTGCAGCAGCTTGTCTTTCTTGTGTATTTTCTGCCAATTCCGTAGCAGTTTCCAACAATTGTTGTAATGTTTCTTTTTGTGCTTGTAGACCACGTACCTGTGCTTCCAAGGATACCCTTTCGATTGCTTCTTGAATACCTTTTTGTAGTGCAATTTGAAAATCACCAAGTAATGCTGCATATCTTTCATTAGCTGCTTCCAATTCATTGTTCGCAACTGCTGTCTGTAAACGTTCAGCATCCAAAGATTGTAAAAGTGTCTGAATTTCACCACGTAAGGTATCTATCGTGGAAAGTGCGTTGTTATAATCCTCTCTTAATTCGGAAAGGTCTTGAACTGCTTGTGCATATTGTTCCCTTAAATCTTCGTATCTTTCTCTTGAAACAGTCTCTATCCTAGTTTTTGGTGCTGCAGGAATAAGTTCATCAACTTCAATATCCAATGCCTTTTCCAGTTCATCTTCAATATATACTGGTCTTTCAACATATCCAAAAGAACCACCCTTTCTTGATGATACGATTATTTCATTTATACCTTCACCTTCACGGACTGATAAACTTTCTTCTTTATCAAAAATACTGACATTATCAATTTCCAAATACCTTCGGATTCTATTTTTATATTCCTCCGTGTAAACGGGAGAACGTAACATAGCATCTATACCCTTACGTATTCTTTCAGAATTTTCGTATTGTTCCTTGAAGAAATTCATTCTTATTTATCTACTTTAAATGCTAACTTATCGTTTGAATAATATTCTACACTTCCACTCAATTCTACCTTAAACTCAAAATAATATTCTCTGTTTGTTTCCCAATTTTTAAGATTCAGTTCAACAAAGTTACCATTTGAATCACAACTTACTTTTGTGTATTCACCATATGGTATAATTACTTCATCGGTTGTTGCATCTTTTATTTGGTAATAGGTTGTTTGTGGTAAATATTGTACATCATTATATTGATATTGATTTGTGTATGTTTTATATGGATATTTTTCTCTACCGAATACCCTTATAATAGGTCTACTATTCACTTTATATTCCTTACGCAGATTTTTTACGGTTATTTGTAGTTCCACATTTGGGATAGGTGTTAATGATCCAGTATTGAAAACTTGATCATCCCAACCAATTCTTATCTTTGGTTGATATACGGTATTTGTTTCTTTTGAAAAGAATTGTAATCTTCCATATTCAGTACCATCGTTTTCTACCGCATCATCTAATTTGAATACCCAACCATAGTTTGGAATAGAACCTATGATAAAATCATTCAATGATGCCGAAACATCAAATACCAAATCATATCCAAGATATTCTATTGATTGTGAAAATGCGTTCTGAACAATAAAATCACTACCAGATGTATCCCATTGTGAACTCGATACACTAGCATAGTTCCATGTTACACCTTCGGTATAATCACCAAATGAATATTCCATATATCTGAACCCAGTACCCATATCCCAAGATTGTGAAACGGGATATCCAGTAACAGTATATGCCAATGGTACTTCCTCTGCTTCACATTCACGTAAAATAAGTTCTGCGTTACTCATGGTAACTTCACCAGTTGCAATCGATGATGATACTTGATTGGTATCAAATTGTATCAAAAAACGAGCAACCTCAAATCCGCCAACGATTTTATCTTTGGCAATTTCCAACACTTCATCCCTACCAGTATTCAAATTAGGTAAGTTTCTATAAATCGTTGCATCCTTTGATGCTGTAAAAAATTGATACATATTATACTACACGTCCTTGTATGTCCCTATCTGGGAATTTTACTTCAAAAATTGATGGGTCTTTTGCTGGATATACCATTTTACCCTTTGTTGCTTCTTGGATGTTATATGAATAAATTGAATAGTTACCCAAACATTTGTTCACAAGTTCCAATTTTGGTATCGATTGTACACCTTCTATACCTGCTATCACCAGTTCCAATTCACTAATGTTTATCGGCATATTAAATGTCCAGTTATCAATGTTGAAATATTCTTTCATACGCTCGATTACATTTACCAATACCTCACGTTTGTTATATCCATTATAAACGCGGATTTCAAAATCCACACCAATATTAATAACAAATCCATCCAACATATTAACACCATCTGTCAATAAACGATGTTCGTTCAAATATGTCTTTAAATTTTCTTTTACTGCTTGATTCAATGTTGCTAATTTTTTATCGGCATCATATCCAAGAATATATAAGTTCAATGCAAAACTTCTACTATCCTCTTTTCCATACGGTCTGCAAAATGCCTTGGCAACACCTCCATATTTTGGTGGCATGGCCAATGCTCTAACTTGATAATCCTTTGCAGTAACTGCTCTGTTCTGTGATGCAAAATTTGCCAATGAATTCTCTCTTATTTCATCGACTGTTTCCGCACCCCTACCACCAGTAGCAGGTGTTTCATTTTCTGCCGCCACGGATGCTTTTACCTGTCTTACAAGAGCAAGTTCTTCATTTTCAAAGAATGTATCATCTTCATCAAATTCAATTCTCTGTATCTGAACCAAATCCCCAGCAGGTACGTTTGATTGCACACCACCACCTATCAAATATGATACTGTCAATGTTGTATTTGCGGGTGCTTGACCATAAGAAGTTGTTTTCAAAAAGTTTGCTGGATCGAATGATTCACCCAACCTATCTATTGATGAACGCAATCCCAAACCAACGTTTTTAAAGTTTGGTATAAGTGATTCATCTGCCGTAGACGAATTACCACCACCGAACACCAAAGATGTTGTGTTATCAGCATTTACTTGTGTAACAAATCTTCTACCAGTCTTTAATAATCTCAATACATTGGAAACATCTTCTTGAAATGGTTGTAGATCACCATCCGTATATTCGTTTATCGGATAATCTATATATACCATTTCTTGTGCCAAATAAGGTACTTCATACCATTTATTTCCATTATCATCACGAACATCATAAACATCTATGACATTGGTATCGGGTAGATTTATTTTTGAATATTGTTGTGGAGAACCAAAATCAACCTCAACTGTTTTTATTGTACCCGATATTGCTTTCACATATTTTTTTACCAAATAGAAAGTTGGTTCACCTGATATGGAATCCCTTTCGTGTACACTTATTTCCCTATCGGTTGGATCAGCAAAATCCAATAGTTCTGAAGTTCTAAAAAGAGTACCCGTTGATGTTGATTCAACCAACATACCTTCTTTTACACGTAAATAATATCTTGAATCGGGTTGGTTGTTTTCTCCTGATCCAACACTTGGTACTAATTGGTATAAAGCCAATTCCACCAAAGCAGGGGTTACTACTTTTGGTTTATAGCCCAAGTATTTCGCCAATGCAATGACATTTTCTCTATCTTCTGCATAAAGCATCATAGATTCCTTTAGGGAATCATCTATATAATAAGAAAGTACATCACCCAAATATGATGCCATTTCAATGAACAACATCCCGGGAGACGATTCATTAAAATCCGAATATGATTTAGGGAAATAAGTTTTGGCATATTCTATAAGGTTTGTCCTAAAATCTTGGAAATCCTTATTGAGATATTTAATATCCCTACCTTGATTGCTCTTTCTTGTTACATTATTTAATGCCATTATCCTTGAATTGTAAATGTTATTTCATTGGTGTTTATATCAGTTCCAACTTTGAATCTTACTGTCATGTTGGCTCGGTTTTGATCCTTTAGTTCATCGCTCATTTCAATATCAACTTCATCAATATTGATATATGGCAACCAATATCCAACTGTATTTTCTATCGTTTCTTGTAAACGTTCCTCCAAATCATCAGTTGCTTGTTCAAATAAAAGTTCGTGTAGACCAGAACCAAACTCTGGTTGCATTATTCTTTCACCTCTGCGAGTAAGCAAAAGGTTTTTTAGATTTGATTTAGCTTGTTCATATGATTCAAATCCTTGTCTGAAATACCCAGTATCACCTTTTTGGACAGGAAGTAATATACCGTATGCATAATCGTTGAATTCCTCGGTATCCCTTACAAGTTTTTTATTTAGAACGTATGCCATTAACGTGTTTTAAATTTTTTGACTAATTCCGAATTATCTCTGTTCAATACCCTATCCAAGCCCGGCAATCCTGTTTTAACACCAAGGCCAGTCTTTTTAGGACCTGTTCCCATATCACCATATCCCATCTTTGCTGCCATTTGTGCTCTTACATCCTCTGGTACTGTGGTACTTGGGGATGGGGTTGCACTCATATTGTGTTCCATAGTTGGCCATTCTTCGAAATCTTCATCTTTACCAGATGCTTCATTCAATGGAACAACTTGTTTATATTTTTCCTCAAACCCAACTGGACCAGCAGTTCTCTGGGCATGAGTGAATGGTTTTGTTTCTTTTAAAATTTTATCTATCATAGAATTTTTTGAAAAAGTTTTTTCTTCTTCATCCACCATAGATAATTGTGGAGTATGTTCTTCAGTACCTTTTCTAGCTTCATTCAATACTTTATCAGCCATTGAGAACATATCTTCATCTTCTTTTATTACTTCTTTTGATTCTGATTGGTTTTCTTTCAATCGCTTTATTTCCATCAAAAGAGGTTTTGTTTTTTTCTTTACTTCTTGCTCCACCAAAACGGGCAATTGACGTTTAACCTCTGCTGAAACAATTACTTTAATTATTTTTGCTAATTTTTTTGGATCCATTGCAACTTTTTGTTTGTTCTTTATATAAATATATGGATTACAGTTTTATTTGTTTTAAGATGGTATTTGAAATCCCCTCCATTGAAGAAAACCGGGCGCAGGAGGTGTAACGGGTGCTCCCGGATATATTGAAATCGTATTATATACTCCTTCTATGGACAACAAATGTATTTTCATACCATTTATAAGTTGGTTCAAAAATTGTTCACTATCACTTGTTGGAATCGAAGGTCCAAGGTTGGGAAATTTCCCCGGATTTGTTACTACTGCACTTGTGGTGGATATATTTTGAACGGCACCTGTGGCAGGAGTCAATGGTGTTGGGATTTGTGATAATGTTGCACCAGTCCAATAACCAACCATACTCTTACCGATATCGTTCAATACATCATGTAACCCTTCCCGTTGTTGTAGACCTTTAAGTAATGCAAGATTCATCAATTCTTCCATTAATTGTTTATTACCACGTTGTATAGGAACATTGTTTACAGTCTGTGCACCCCTGCGTATCAATGAATCATATTCATTTGTAAGACGTGTTGCAAAACTTTCATAGGAATCAATACCCTGTTGGTTCTGCATATATAACAACATATTTTGTTTGAAAATTTTAAAAGACATGATTATTCTGGATCTGTATAATTTAAACCTGATAACATTCTATCCAAATCTGATTTTATTCTATTAAATTCAGTTTGGTTCGTTGGTCCCGGAGCTGTTGGGCCTGCTGGAGTCTGATATACTTGCTTTGTTATCAAATCTATCATTCTTGTTAAAAGTTCTTTGAGAACATTACCACGTACCAATGGGGATGTAGTTTCCTCGGTGTTCAAAAATATATTACCAGTCTCACCAAGGATATAAAATGAATTATCATTTGTGGTAACACGTACATCACCATTGAAATTTAGGTTTGCACCTTCTTTTCCATTATCGATTGAAAGTTTACCATCAGAAATAAATCCATAATTTCCTTTGGAATAGAATATCATTTCACCTGCTTTGGCAGAAAGAATTATCCTACCAGAATTTATCAACACTTGATCCAATCCTACCAATTCCTCTGGATAATCTTCAAATACTTCAGGCTTTGAATCAAAATTCGAAGAACCACCATCATCCACAACTCCGGGTTGAAATGGTATTTTATATTGACCACTTGTTATCAATATAGTAGATCCATCCCTATTTACATCTTCTTCGGTTATATCACCCGATTCCAATTGATCTATCGAAACATCATTCTGTCTATTTCTTATATGAATGGTTGGCGCAAATTGATTTTCTGGATTATTATATCCACTAAATCGTATTGATTGACCATATCTACTTTGAATAAGTTTATCCCCTTCATACATACGCAAGGGGTTTACTTGTATTTCTTGAAAATATTCACCTAGTTTGGTATCACGTTCAGTTCTTTGATTTGAATTTGCTATACCTGTCTGGGATGTTGTACTGTATGATTGTGCGTTGTTATCATTTTTTTCGGTGATTGGATAAACCCTTTTATTGAAATTTTCCTTGGCATTCCCTTTATTCAGATTACTAGCTGGTATTCTTCTATAATATTTAACAGAACCGATTGATACCAATTCAACTGTTTCACCTATCAATGGGATATCCAAATCAAGAGGATCTAATGGTCTATATAATTTCAATCCACTTTCCCCAGTTGATACGTCACCAGTCTCCCTAGCAATAACAGAACCAATGACAGACGTATCCTTTCCCGTAGAAAAATTCTCGGAATCGGTATCACTCAAACCAGCAAAATCTTCATTCAGTACAACATCAAAAACAATACCCGCTCGGTTAGACCTTGTTTTTATTTGTCTGTTTGTATGACTCGAGTTTTGGGATGTATTAGTCCTGCGGTTCATTAAATTTATTTAGTGTTTTTTCGATATCATCTAAATCCATACCAGATTCAGTATCACCTATTTTTTTAGCTACGGCATCTGCTTGTTTTCTGGCTATTTCCAATAATTCTTCTTTTTCCTTTTCACTTAAAAATCCATTATCACCCTCACTCTTGTTCTCGGAATTTATAATACGTTGTGCAATAGCGGCCATTTTGATAAGAGCATCATCATTTTTTACAGAAGTTTCAACCAAATCCGTTACAATCGGATATAGTATAGCCATATCCTTTGGTTTGGTTGCTTTATCTCTAATTTCCTTTATTAAAAAGGATATATTTTTCTTTTTGTTTTGTTGGTTTCGGTAAATATCTTCAAATAAATCACTTAACTTTTTACCACGAAACAATTCATAATCCATTGACATAATAACAATACTTTGATTTATAATAAATATTGGAAATAAAAAAACCCAATCTTACGGGATTGGGTCTTTTCCTTTCGTCCACTTTGAATTACGGACGTTATTATAAATAATTAGGTAGTGACTACCTTACATGATTTTAATATAAATATCATATAATGATAGAAAACCTACCAATATTCACCTTCATCATTACTAATTTCACCTGTTTCATAGAATTCGTTCAACATTCTGTTTTGATGATCTTTCATTATATTTACTACTTTGGTAATATAATGTGTCTTACATCCAGTCATTTCACGTATCAAGAGGTATAAATGTTTTTTATTGAAATTTTCAATATGTTCACTTCTTCTGAATAGTTCCAGAATAGAATCCGCGATTTGGATATCACGTTCTTTTGTGAATACATGGGTTAAATTTTTATCCCAATATTCCAACATCATTTTATTGAATTCCTTGAACTCTTTGTTTCTCTGAACTTGTTTATAATCATTTTCAGGGTTCCAAGTTTCGGGCATTTCAGATAATAGTGCATCTCGCTTCCAACGTTTGTAGTTACCGTTGTTTTCCAATATAAGATAGTTTTTGGCAACTATCGTAAAATAAGAAAAAGCCCTTCCTTTACCTTCCTTGTACATATGTATCTTTTCTATCATGAAAGATACAACTTCTTTCTGTATTTCGCTTTTTGGCACATCAAAATAAGTGAACTTGAATGTGTTCATTACATTTTCTGCCAATTTTTCAAAAGGGTATTTTATACGTTCCTCGTATATTTTATTTCGTTTTATGGGATCATTAGTCTTATTATACTCAATGATGGCATCTTGTGCTGCCTTGCCGAAATATACTTTTGATTTTTTCTTACGTGTTCTTTTTGGTTTATTAACCGTTTTGTTCTCCCTCTTTGTGGTCATCGTCCGTTCCAATCCTTTTATTTAAAAGTTCAACTGCATTTTTTAGTTCATCAAAAACTACACCAACTCGATCGTGACTGGGAAAC